CAGGCATTGGAGTGCCTTGATCTGCCATCTGTTCACGTTCTTGAACGTCCAACATTTGAGGTCTTTCCGGAGTGCCTGGTTGAAAGGCACGTTGTGCAACAAGTTGAGCCAAAGAAGTTTGTCTTTGAGTTTGCATCTGTTGCGCCCTTACTTGTGCCGCATCCGACAATTCAAGCAATTTAAAAGCCAATGGGGTATTGCCCATTCGATTAGCCTCTATAGCCGCCGCCTCTAAAGACTTCGGATCACGCAAGTCCAAGCTCTGCAACAATTGAGATTGCTGAGTAATGCGCTGAAGTTGTGGGTCTTGAATGCCTAAAGCACCCGCAATAGCACCAGTAAGCCCTCTAGCACCCGCATAGGTCATTGCCGCACCCGCTTCACCAGGAGTTAGTTTGGCAAAATCAATACCCTCACGCAAAGCACTTCTGCGTTGTTGCTCACCATACATTTCAGGGGTTAGCCCGAACAGACCCGCTACGATATTTTCTGCCATGATGATTCCTTACAAGAATAAACCGAGGTCTTGATTGCCGTAAGCTAAACCAGTTCCATAACCTGATGAACCTAAAGCCGTATTACTAAATCCTGCTTGAGCAGCATTTAAACCACCAGATACAATATTATTAAAAGATGGGTTAGATGCAACTCCACTTAACAATGTTGAATAAGGGTTTCTAGTTGCGTCTGCACCAGTTGCCAAGGCTACGCTTTGACCCGCACCCTGTAAGCCTAATTGACCCACTCTAGCACCCGCTAAAGATGATTCTTTACCAAGACCAACGCCCATTTGGAAGGGTTGCTGACCTGCCGCTTCCAAGGCTTGCATCTGTCCAAAAGCACTTGTAAATGGTGCATAAGCGGCTTGCTGACCACCATAGTATTGACCCATAGTCTGTGCGCCTGTACCAAGCAATCCCGCACCAAACTGGACTTGTTGTTGACCAAACTGTTGAGCATTAGCCGCCAATTGAGCTTCTTGTTGAGCACGAGCGTTATACAAAGCCTGTAGTTCAGGAGTAGTAGCACCCAAAGTGCCACCTTGAGCCACAGATAGACCACCACGACCTTGTTGTTGGAGTCTGTTTTGCAGATTAGCAAGTTCAGTCTCTCTGCCTGGTTGCAACAAAGCCATCTGCTGATTGAGATAGTTCTGAGCAACATCTTGAGGAGTCTGCGCCAAGTATTGATTACCCAATCCAAATAGACGTTGTGCGCCTGTTTGAAGAGGAGCAAACTGTTGTTGGGCTTGTTCTGCTTGTGTTAAACCTGCACCCGCTAAAGTAAGGAATCGGTCTTGAGCATTCTTTGCTTCAGGGCTTAATGTGTATCCTGCGCTAGTGAGTTGACCTGTTTTAGGATCGACTTGGAATTGTGAAGTACCAAACCGAGTGGTCATTCCAATAGGTCTAAACTGAGCAGATGCTTTAGCAGCAGCAGTCTCAGCATCAATCATTGCTTGTGCTTTTTGAGCCGCTTCTTTAGAAGTCTGTTGTTGGAGAAGACCTGCCGCAGTAGTTGCTCCTGATGAAAACAAATTAGCAATCTGTGCAGTTGTTAAACCTGTTTTTACTAAGTTAGCTACTTGAGCTGTGGTAAGACCTGTTGTGGCAGCGGTTGTGGCAACAGTTGCGGCAGTTGTAGCCGCAGGGATAGTAGTTGCCGTAGCCGCAGGTGTTAATGCCGTAGGTGTAAGTGCTGTAGCCGCAGTTGTAGCCGCAGTTGTAGTCGCAGCAGGAGTTAGCAAGCCAGGTATAGTTGCAGGTGGTGTCCCCGCTAAAGCACCTCCTCCTACAGCTAAATCTTGAGCAGTTAATGCCGCAATTTGAGCCGCTGTCAAACCAGTTGCGCCAACAGTAGCATTAGCTAAAGCCGCATCAAATGCGGGTACTCCTGACAAAACACCCTCGCCTAAAAATGCCCCATTACCAATAGGCAAACCAAAAGCAGGGTTAAATGCCCCACCTGCTGCTGTAAAAGCCGTATCAAAGGCTGGGATACCTGAAGCAACGCCCTCACCTAAGAAAGCACCATTTCCTATCGCAGGAGCACCAGCCGCACCCGCATTCAATAAGGTTGGCAATGTAAAAAGTAATGCCGCACCTATTGCAAACTCTTTTAGACCACTTTTAACTTCTTGTTGAGTGCCAGTTTGCTCTACTTCACCAGTAGGTGTGTATTGGGTGTACGCTCCACCTGCCCTGTTATCAGTAGCTTTGTAAGTAATAACATTCTCAAGTCCGCCAACCTGTTGATCCATTCCAGAGCCACTTACTTGGTAAACAGGCTGAACAATGGTGTCGCCAAGAGTTACTGTTTGTCCTTGAGGAACAGTAGCCGCCACACGAGCCGCAACCGCACCTTCATCTAAGCCAACAGCACTTGCCATTTGAGCAGGAGACACCCCGTATTGCTCCATAGCCGCAACAATCTGGGCATCGGTCATGCCTGGATTCGATGTGAGGAAATCTATAATTTGTTGACTTGTCACGGCCATGATGTTTACTCCGCTTCTTTAGGAACTTGCGCTTCAGCCTGTTCTTTTATTTTAAGAATCAGAGGCCACACGCCACTAGACGATGGGAGGTTTCCCAAGGTCTGCAATACAAAGTTAATCTCGTTAACGTCTAACTCTAGCTTCATGCTTCACCCCAAGGTGTGCCAGTAGCCGTCACAGGGTTCTTCTGCAAAGCAATATTAGCCGCCAGAGCATCTTCTGTGGCTTCCTTGTCCACACCATTAGCCCACACCCAACCAAGGACTGTTTCTTGTGTCAGGTCTGCATAGGGAATCGTTGGTGTGCCATCAGCCCATGAGCAAGTTGCGTAGGTAGAGGCTGTGTATTTTCCATCTACTGCTGTGGCTTGCCAGTGAGCAGTCGTTACAAAGCCGTTTGAGGTTTCACGCTCAAGTGTTGAGATTGTCCAAGTAGTAGTCATGATATTTTCCTTTTAAAGATTGGCGGCATCAAAACGTGCCTTGAGTGATTCAATGATTTCTAAGTTTTATTATGCAAAACTAATAACAGTAAACGCATAATCAAATGCGGCAGTACCACCTGTGTTATTTGTGATTCTAATTGTTCCAGTCGAGGGAACTGTAACTGCCACACTATTTTCACTTTGACTAAATAAAACGTAAGATGAACTTGCGCCACCATCATTAGCCCTAAAAAATCCTGCACTTTGGTGGTTTGTATTTTGATTAGATAAAACCATATAGGAAACAAGTGACCTAGGCATTGTTAGTGCAATATCAGCAGTTGCACCATTGGCTATAGATGCGGTTTGACCAGCAACACTTCTTAGCTTACCCGCTACTGTGATAGCAGAAGGTGCATTAGTTCCAGCAGTTGATGTAGACCCCACCAGCAAGTTACCGCTAGAGTCAAGCACCATCTTAGTTGCAGAACCAACACTAAATGCAACACCCGCCTCTCCACGAATACCTAATCTTGTGGCTGTAGTGTCAGATTGATTGTTTGCTGATGGGCCAACAAAACCCGCAGTTCCACTTGTCGTATCTTCAAACTTAATGTTTGCATCTGTTTCGGATTTTAAATGCAAGGTATTATTAGGCGAACTTGTACCAATACCTACATTGCCTGAGGAATCGATGGTCACCTTAGTTACATCAGCAATCCCAAAGAAATGGCTATTACCTGTTGGAATCATGTAATAAAGACCTGTGCTTGTTGCACCATTGGCATAAATACCCGCCATTGTGGTTGATGCGTATGAACCATTAAATGACAAAGCTGGCAAGCCTGTAGCGTTTGACAACACACCCAAAGTAATTGGTGTTGCAGATGTTGATGTTTTTACATGAAGTGTTTGTGCTGGCGAACTTGTCCCAATACCCAACCCTGTTGAGGTGAATCGACCTATCTCTCCAACATCGGTATCAACAAAACGATAAGCGGTTTTGTATTCAACACCTGTATTTCCAGATGCCGCAAAGTGCTGTGCAAAAGTTGAATATTGTGTGCTTTCAGTTCTGTTATACGCAGTTCCAGTTGCCGCAAGAACTTTAAATTCGTTTGTGCCATTGAAAGTAAGCGCAGAGCCAGTAGCCAACACACTAGAAGACGATGCGTAAACCACACCGCCTGATGTGAATGATGTTAGGTTTGTACCGCCATTGGCAGTTGGTAAAGTTCCTGTCACTCCAGTTGTCAATGGCAAACCAGTTAAGTTGGTTGCTACGCCAGATGTAGGTGTACCCAATACTGGTGTCACCAATGTCGGAGAAGTCGCAAAAACAGCAGAGCCTGTTCCTGTTTCATCTGTCAAAGCAGCCGCTAGGTTTGCACTACTAGGAGTGGCTAGAAAGGTTGCTACACCAGTTCCTAGACCTGATACACCTGTGCTGATGGGTAAGCCTGTAGCGTTCGTTAAAGTTGCGCTAGTAGGTGTTCCAAGGATAGGTGTTACTAGGGTAGGAGAGGTAGCAAATACTGCTGATCCTGTGCCTGTCTCATCTGTCAAAGCACCCAAAAGGTTAGCAGAACTAAATGAACCCAAAGATGTTGCATTGCCAACAGAAGTGACTGCACCTGTTAAGTTAGCGTTAGTTGTGACGTTACCCGCAGTCAGACCTGAAGCCGTACCTGTGATGTTTGTGCCTACCAAAGCAGATGGAGTACCAAGAGCAGGAGTAACCAAGGTTGGGCTATTGGCAAACACCAAAGCACCTGATCCTGTTTCATCTGTTACGGCAGAAGCCAAGTTAGCAGATGATGGTGTACCCAAGAAGGTAGCTACACCAGTACCCAAGGATGTAATTCCTGTACCGCCATTAGCCACGGGCAAAGTGCCTGTCACACCAGTGGTCAGTGGAAGACCAGTTAAGTTTGTAGCTACACCAGAGGCAGGAGTTCCCAATGCAGGAGTTACCAAAGTAGGACTGTTTGACAGAACAACAGAGCCTGTACCAGTAGAAGAAGTTACACCAGTACCACCATTGGCTACCGCTAAAGTTCCTGTAATGTCAGCAGTTGAAAGGCTTACTGCATCCCATGTAGCGTTTGTGCCATCAGTTTGGAGATACTTGTTTGCGTTGCTTGTTTGGCTAGGCAATAGGTTGTTGAGAGCCGCAGTAGCCGTAGAAGCACCAGTACCGCCATCAGCAACCGCTAAGTCTGTGATGCCTGTGATTGAACCACCCGTAATTGCGGCAGCAGAGTTATCTGTCTTTGTCGCAATGGCAGTAGCAATGTTGTTGTACTCAGTATCAATCTCAGTACCTCGAACAACCTTGAGTGGATCGCCAGGCGTGAGGTTATCTTTAGTAGCGAAATTGGTACTTTTTGTGTAGTTACTCATGATATTTTCCCGTTCTTAGATTGAATCTCAATCTTCTGAATTGACAGTTGAGTGCCGTTGATAGTGGTTTCGTAACCTGTTTGAACAATTTTACCCGCACCAGAAGCATTTACGTCTAGTGTCTTAATCAAGAGTCCACCCGAGTATTCTGCCGTGCCGTACTCAGCTAGGCCGTACTCATAGTTCTGTTGTTCAGGGATAAAAGCATTGCCCGACAGATAGTTGGCAGCAAAGTCAAAGCCCCACTTAATCGTGACAGTCTGGTTAGACCCACCAATGATGATTGTCTTGATTCGCTTCAGAATAGAAATTTGATTCTCATTACCAAGGTCTGCATGGTTCGTAAAGTAGCTCAATCGGTAAGTAGAAGTGTTATCTAAGAAACTTCCATACTTGCCAATAAAGCCACTCTTACCAATATACAGATCACCATTCCTGAGTGAGTACAGAGCCGTAGGCGTAATTGAGTCCCACTTGGTTACCCTAAAAGCACCATCTTGCAATTGCATCTTTGTGTCAAAACAAAAGACTTGTGCTGTGACAGGTAAGGTCAACAAGTAAAAAGCATTCTTCTCTGAGTAAACAGACTTTAGATTAGCCAAAGTCTCTACTGCCAAAGAAGACACTAGGTCAGAACGCACATTCTTGGACAAGTCTCTTAGAGGGGCTGATTTCTCTTGGATTGTCCTCATCAAAGAACGAACACCTGAGTCAGACAAGAAGATCACATCAGTACCAATTGACTGAATAGTGTCCCTCGCAATACACCCAATAGAGCCTACTGTGTCTGACAGGACAAGAGATGCGGGGGTAGAAGCACCAGAATAGACAAGAATCTGTCGTTTACCAAAGATAAACAAGAAATCATTGTGAGCTGCCAAGCCCATCACTTCATCCGCACCATTAGGCCATACCCTAGAAACGTCCAATGTTCCTGAAGTACCGCCACCCCATACATGACCTGCAATCAGGTCTGAGAAGCTGATAGTGACCTTATCTGTAGATGTATTAGCGACCCACAAGCGACCAAAAGCAGAGATAGCAATGTTTGCTTGAGGAACAGTCCCCACATAGCCCGACTTCTCAGATACCCGTCTAAATGTCGTTGTGCTGACAGCGGGGTCAAATATTAGTGGATCGTGACCAGTTTGGAAGAAATAAGCAACGCCATTCAAAGATGCACATTGCCAATTAGATGCTGTGATAGTAGGAGCAGAACCCCCACCACCATAGGTCAACTCAGTCACAGCATTAGCAGTTCCAAGTTTAAATAGCTTGTTGTTTCCCGCAAACAGCACAGTCAAAGTGCCATCAGTTTGGACTAACTCATGGATAACACCCACATTGTTAGCACCCAAAGTACCTGATGAAGCGTTAACAAGCGTAAAGCCCTTGCGTGTTCCAATTCGACCAAACTGGTCAATTACGCAATTAGTTGCAACCAAAGCAAAGCCAGATGCCAAATCCAATGGCGAATCTTGCGAATTCAGGCCAAAAAAGCCTGGTGCGCTAATGCTTTGACTTTGTAGAGGAGCTGCCATTAGACCGCCACAAAGTTATCTTCAGGGTAACGAGTGCTTTCCAATGCAATAGCGTCAGATAGCATTCCACGGAACAAAGCGTACGCTTCATTAGAAGCAGTCCCTCCATCCTCACCACGCTCAATCAAAGCCCTTGCATAAGCACTTTGAGTCACCAAGTAGTCCAAGACCTTCACAGATGTGCCATCAGCAGACAGATTAGCCTGTGGGATGGTTAAATCAAACTTTAATGTATATACGCCATTAGGAACTGGAAACAGGTCAACTTTTGTGTCGCCACTACCATCTACCCCACTAAAGCAAAACTCGCTAGGAATAGATTGTGAAGGTGTACCAAAGTTGAGTTTGCGGTTCATATCCGCAACAGTAGTGTTATCTAAAGTAATAACACTGGTAGTGTTAATAGCGTCATTGATGCGAAACTTCTGACCCGCACCTGTTAAAGCGTATGAGCTTGTGCCACTAGTAGTAGTAACTGTAATTGTTTGTCCTAAGACATTCCAGTTATAGGAGTCTTCAATCTGACGTTTTGCATCATTGACAAACTTGCCAATCAATGCGGAATAGGAGGTTTCTGAAACTGTAGAAACATTAGTCTCACGCAAACGGGTGAGAACATCATTGACTAATTCTAAATATGTCATGTTCGTTGCGCTCCTTGAACTTCAAATGTTGCAATCACAGAAATCGTAGAGCCTGACTCTGAAAGTGCTGTAATGTAGTCGCCTTCTTCCAAAACAATGTACTGGTTAACATCAATTTCAGCATAAGTTGATTTAGATGTTAAGGTGTATTCAGTTGTTATGGGAATAGAAAGACTTGCACTTGAATCGTACCAAGTGAAGCTAATGTGTTTGTTTGATGAGCCATTGTTTGATGCGTGTAGAAGAACACACTTAGCGTAATAGCCAGTCGGTACTGTATACAGCGTAGTAGCCGTATTAGCAGTTAAATTCTTACCGACTGAAACTGGTCTCACTTTTTATTCCTCTTAGAGATCGCTTTAGCTTTTGCTTTAGCGTCTTCCTTGGACGTTGCGCCCCAAGCTCTAAGAGAAAGTAAAAGTCGGGTAGGCTTTCCATCTTTCATCTCAGGGCCAGAATTGCCGCCCATTCGTGCTAGAAAGGATGCCCTAC